TGCTTCTGTTTTTAAAACCTAATTCATTGACAACTTCTAATATCTCATTACCGGCCATATATTTTAAGTCGAGAAACATTTTGGATGCCGCTTCAAATTGTTTGTTCTCTACAAAATTTTCTATCCCTTTAAAATGTTCTCTAATTTTATTAGGCAAATATTTTCGTTTTGTTTCTGGTATATTGAATTGGTCATAATAACTATTCAACTTTATTTTTGCTTGAGCAAAGAAATTACTTGCTGAAGGGTCTCCAGAAAGAGCAGCGGTATAGAAAGTAGATAGTTCAGAATCCCTAGTTGTAAAGTAAGAAGCGGGGTCTTTTGCTATTTGAGCGTTTCTTCTAGCTACAACCCTTCTTATATTGTCTTTTATCTCACCTTTGAAAGCCGCTTTTAAAAAAGGATACCTGGAACCAAAAATAGAACCTATTCTATTAGAGGCTTCTTCTATATTATCTGTTGGGTCAGGGTCTAACTCTAAATCTTCTTCTATTGTAGCTAGGATTGCTGTTTTAGCTATTTCAGCTTGCAGCATAGATTTTTGTTCGTCTTCAAAAATGCCGCTGTTTAATTGGCCGTTAAGCCTACTTAATTCTTCCCTAGAAGCGGCTGCGTTTAAAGATATCTCTCCGCTCTGAACAGCTTTTTGGAAAACTTCTATATCGTTTAAAATGCTTCTTTGTGTTTGCTTTCTTTTCCTGTCTAATGCTCTATTAAACTTCCTTTCTAATTTTGACTTTTCAGAAGGTTCTAAATTTTTAGAAATATCTTCTGCGCCTTTGTACTCACCTTTTAAAATGGCCATGCCAGTAGTTATAGAGCCTACATCTTCTGCATTAGCTAGCCTTTCCAAATACTCGGAAGCTGCAGTTTTTATAGCTTTATTAGATCGCTCTTTATCTTCTGGGCTTAAAAGTTCTGTATTTTCAATATCTATTTTATGCATCGCCAGGCTGTCATTTACAAGTGTAGGGTCATCAAGTTCTATAATGCTGTTTAGTCTTTCTCTCTTTCTTTCTTTCAAGAAATTAGACTGTGCAGACATTTTATAACTTTCGGCTTTTAAAAGGGTTGAAGTCACTCTGCTAGATAATTTAGATCTAGCAAATCGTCTTTGAGCAATCGTTGAGCCTTTTTGAAGAACATCATCTAAGTTAGATTGTATAGTTTTTTCTACTTCTTCATAATATCCTTCATGATCGGTCCCACTATATTTTCTTTGCAGTTCTGTAATGCTTCTTTGAGAATTTAATAAAAACTCTTGCTCTGCTTGCTGGCCATAGTCCATCAAAGCTTCTTTTTGATATTTTTTAAAAAGGCTTTCTCCTAATTTAGCTACTTCACCGCCTAAAGAAGCGTAGGCTTTTTGAACCATTCCAGCGCCTTGAACAGATTCAGTAGGTAAAGGCTGCTGGCCAGTTGAAAGTGTTCCTGTATTAAGTTTTGGGATTTTTGGCATTTACTGGCCCCTTATCAAAAACCCCGGCTTGAACAGCGAAGGAGCCGCCCATTCCAAGGATTGTTCCAAATGTTTGTATTTTAGTCGCTTTTTCTATATCTCCAGAAAGTTGTGTGTCTAAATCTGCCCCTCTAAAAAGCGCTTCAGCTTTTCTATTGGCTTCATTTCTTTGGTCTATTATGTTTTCCATAAGTCGTTTAGAAGTCTCCTCCAGGGTGCTTAGAGGAGATCCAGTCCCAACATCTACTCCAGCTTTAGCGAACTGTCCTAATTGCTCTTGCTTAAACGCTATTCCTTTTCTCTTTGTCCTGTCTATATTCGTTTTGGCCCTGTCTAATAGGTCTAAGCCTGCTTTACGTTTAGCACTTGCCCTTTCTCTCATGGCCCTTGCTTGATTCTTTCCAGACTCATATTGTCCATAAGCATTTAAGGCCATGCCACCTATTGTGGCTATTGCCGCCGCTTCAGCCATCATTTCTCCTTAGTATAACGATACAAAATATAATCGTTACCTTCGCTATCATAGTATCTTAAAACACCTTCTGGAATAAATCCAAAAAATTTAATAAATCTATGGCCCTTAAAAAATTCTAATTTTACAACAGCCTCTAATCTTCTAAATTTATTGGTGACTAAATGCATTAAAGAGGCGCAAGTTTTTAAAAAGGAGAATTTGCATCTGTCAACTTTTTCTGAAACAAAAAGCCAAATATGGCCAGAATCTTTCGATAAATGGTTCACTCCAAATATTGCTATTACTTCTCCATTAAGCCGTAAAGACACCATTTCCCTTGACATATCGTTAAAATTATGCTCCATATTTTTATTAAATTCAGGAATTGGATTTCTTGGTTTAAATGAATCTAAATCTTTTGGTTCGAACGGTAAAACTTCTATTTTATTCATAAGTAACACCCCTATAGACAAGAGCTAAGATAGTCATTGGAAGAGGCTCGTTTTGTGTTATCACAATTTTACTGTCTGTGCTTGGGGTATCTCCTATATATAAGTATTTATCCCCTGTAAAGAGTTCTATTTCAGGAGACCCGGTTAGCGCAGCGTCTCTAAACTTAATTTCTTCTAAATTATCCTCATCTGGCCCGTACTTCCCGCCCATTGCTTTATAGACTCTAAGCATTATTCTATCAACCCTGCTTAATTGTCCTAATGCCGTACCAAAACTAGGCCCTGTTGCCAGTGGGAGGGTTATTATTTTAGGCGTGTATTCAAGTCCTATGTAGACAGGAGTAGACCCGTCTGGAGTAGAATCGAGTTCAATTTCTCCACTGGCCACTGTTTTATCTGCGTGGGTGTTTGCTCCAACTAAAACTTTTACTGTTTCCCCTTCTAAGTGAGAAAGGCCTGAAACAGTAGTTGTAGAAGGAGTCTTCTTAATACACGAATCACTAAAATACGGTTGGTCCCCTTCTGAACTTGAAGTGTTGTCTAATTGAGCGTGTCTAAAAAATGGGCCCATTTTTTCTAAATAATAAACAGTAGACCCGTCAATTGTTCTACTTACGCAGGTATAAAGATCAATATGAGTCCCATTAACATTTGGGACCGTAGTTATGCCCTCTACTTCAACACCTGTTCCACCAAGTGAGTGGCGGTGCCAGGCGATTGTAGCGGTCGTTTCTTCTATTGTTAATCCTATTAGCTTTCTATCACTGTTGACAAACCAAAGAGTTTTCAAAGACTCTTGGTATGACATTCGGACTATTTTATAATTGAAATAAGACGATGTGTCGGAAGTAGAATCATAACCGTTATTCACTATTTCAGTGTTCAATCTAGACAATGATCCAGCCTGGTAACTTCCGTTCCTATCGTTAAAAATAAATTGCCTAACTTCTTTACCTCCACGGGCAACAAAAATTGTAGCGTTTCCAATTCTTACAGGCTGAATAGGCTCTGAACCCACTGAAGTTTGTTTTTGTACTTTTAAAGAAGAGGAGCTTAAAATGTTATCCCCTCCAGTGGCCGTGTACTCTTCAGCCAAGGTCCCTATTTCCAGTACATTAGAGGGAGTTATCCATTGTATAGGATTGCCGTTTATTCCAGCGGGGACAAAAGAAAAAGGATCAGCGGTTGAAGAATCTCCGAAGTAATTCAATCCTGAAGAACCTGAAGCTGCTCCGTCATCTTGAACTAGCCTCTCTTCCATAAAATGAAAAATATTCCCTACTAACGACCCCCAAATTTTCCCTGTTTCATGACGACTTCCTCCAAAATAAAGCCTTTGCTCAAATCCACAGAGAGTTCTTGGCCAGCCTCTATAATTACTCCAAGCTGATTCTTTCCAGTTGTCTGAAGCTGTTGATCCTCCAAAATTTATAAGGACTTCAGCCGTACATGAAGAGGCGATATCTGAAGGACTATCACCAGCTACCCAATAAGAACTATATCCAGTTCTAACAAACGTTAAGTCTATAGCTGTTCCATCAGAGGCATCCGCTGAAGTTTCAGCTACTTTGAAATTATCGTTATCTACTTTAATAACATAATAAGTTTTGCTCCCTCCAACAAGAGGTTCGGGGGCCACTTGACTAAAAATAACCTCATCACCTGTGCTGAACCCGTGAGTAGATATATTTATTGTGTCTGTAGAAGTGTTCACATCTGTATCTGAAAAAGATTGAGTCAAAGAAGATACATCAGTAATTACACAAACTCCTTCTGTACTTCCATGTGTTATTCTAAATAATGCTCCAATATGTCTGGCCACAAAAAAATCAATTGCAGATGCTCCGCTGTCTTCGGCGGATAAAGTTATCGTTCCAGAGTCTGCGCTCGGGTTTAAAACTTTGTCTTCATCTATATTCGAATCTAAATAAGGTAGTTTTAATGCTTGACTATAGATTCTAGTCGGCAAAAGTGTTGTATCTCCCCACCTGATGATTCTAAAACTATCTTCTGAATTCCTTGCCACTATTACAGGCTGCATATATCCAGAAGAATGGGTTATAATTAAAATATCATTGTTTTGATAGTAATGAAATTTATCTTTATCTAATCTAGGATCTATGGACGGTGTTAATATTGAAGAATCTGCTTGGGCGGCTGATTCAGTAGCAACCGTAGAAAAAGAATCGCTTTCAACCCTATAAATTTTGTAAATTTCATCTGTATCGTTTGAGATATCTGTTCCAGAGGGGGTTATTGCTATTATATAATTTTCAGTAGTAGCGTAAGAAAAAGGAATAAGGCAAGCGTCTTTTAAACTTTGTAAGTATTGAAACCCTGGTCTATTCGCTACTCCACTCCCAGGGATGGGGATGAAATTTTCCAGCCACTCAACACCTTGCTTATACTCTTCAGAATCGGTTCTCCCTCTATACAAAGGCCCCAATTCTCCAAATTTAAAACTGTTTTGGGCTGTATTATATTTGGCCATTTAAAGCCTCGCATTTGTCCAAGTATTTACGTCGAATTGTCTTGGTTTTCCTTCCTGAGCATCTATAGATCTTATATCTCTAATTTGAATATTAAGTTCCTGTAGTAATGACCGTCTTAAAGAGACAGACTGAACTAATTTAACACATAGATCTTTAGCTAAATATAAGGCAAGCAGCTCATCGAATCCAGGACTGTGGGTCGTGGTGTCAGTTATCTTAGCTATGTACTTAATTTTAATGCTATCTTGATTCGTTAGAATAAACCCACCTTCTATTTTATAATCATAAGAGTTATCTTCTAATTCTAAAACCCTCAAGCAATTTGCTGGAACAGAGAAGCGTTTCTCAAATTCATACTCTGGATCGGTCGCATCGGCTGTGAGGCTAGAACGTTGTATAGCAAAATTCCAAGGATAAGAAGCTAGTAACCAATCTCTAACAGGGCCATATCTAAGATTGCATTGTGTAGATATAGAATCAGAATCAGATAAAGAGCTGATAGAGGGCACCCCTATTTTACTAAGGGCAGCGTTGCATATTGCTACATCATTCGTGGCCATAAAAATAAGGGGAGTAAAAACTCCCCTCTCCTATTAGTCTACAACGTAGTATAACAAAAATTCAAAAGTGTTTCCACTAGAAGCGTTTGAGGCTTCAGTGCAAACAGCTTGAACAGTTGTTTCAGCGGAAAATTTCTTACCAAAACCAGCGGCTGTTCCAGCTAGGTCAACATCGATAGCTCCAGCACCAAAATCTACTTCAGAAGCTCCGATGAAAAGTCCATCAGGATCTGCAGCATCTGTTCCGTTAGAAAGCCATCCGATATTTACAATACCAGAAGTCCCATCATCAGGAAGAACAGCTTTCCCACCAAAAACTCTAGCATGAGCCGGTAGTTTTCCAATTTTAATAACGTCATCAACAGCCAATTCAGCGGAAAGAGTAATGGAAGCATACATTACTCGAAGCCTACCGTGTTGTTTACTGACATCCACTTTTGTGACCGGATCATCTACAAAAGCATAATCATATTCAGTTGTATAATAAGTAGTCATTCTATACCTCCATTAATTATTCAGAACAAAGAAGTTCAAGCACTTTCGCTTCTTCCATTCGAGTCGCCCCGATTGTCATTTTGAAATATACCTGAGTTGCGTATCCTTTGTCACTTCTTTCACCAATTCTAGCCGTAATATCGTTACCGATTCCAAGAAGAATTCCATCTTGTGCCCAAGCGATGCAACGTCTAGAATTACTAGCAGTAATAGTGCCTGTTCCTGAGCCTACAGTCCCATCAGTAGCTGTATAGGTAATATCTGTTGAACTTCTAGAAAGGCGCTCTGTTCTAATAAAAGTAAAACCCATAAAAGTGTTGATATTACCGTCTACAAGAGCTTTAACGCTATTATAATCGACACTGGCCACTTCAGTCTGGCCTAAAAGGCTATAAATCTGAGAAGAAGTAACAGCAATGTATCGAGGAATAGACTCATCAACATCGTTCCCGTCAAAATACTTTTTAGCTGCTCTCAAAGTGTCGACGTTTAAATTAACACCTGTTGTTGTAGAACCATCGAAAGCTGCTAATTTTTCATCGTTGCTAAGAGTTGTGCTAGTTGAGCCTGTCTTTCCTGTATAGGCCGTTCCTAAAGCCGCTGAGATAATCTCATCGTCCATAGCACGTCCCATGGCCCAAGCAGCCGCCTGCGCATATTCAGACTCTGGAGAAATGAGCATACGAATTTTATCTTCTTTATCAATAAGATCTGCCCATTCATAATCCTCAAGAGACACTTTTCGTCTCGAATGAGGGGTGTCGATTCGTGGCGTATCAGCGTGGCGAACTGTTCGCTTTACTGCAGCCGTTGAACCAATTTGATCGAAATAGGCTTCCTCTCCGTTAATCATCTCTTGACGAACATAAGGACGAAGCCTGGACTTTTTTTGCTGTGATAAAAACTGAACGTTTGAACTGTATTGTTTTACAAACGCAGTTGTTACTTGAGTTGACATATTAACCTCCAATAAAACAATTTAGAATTAACTCACTCCGAATAGATATTCCAAATGGGTCTACTCTAGATCATTCTTATTGGGGCCATGTCAGGTAATCCCGAATAATCTTAGTACAATATTAATACTAACTACTGTGCGCTGTCAACTATCTGTTGAAGTTTAAGCATCTTTTGTATTGCGTCATAATGCTTAGGGTGCGCCTTATTCAAATATGCTCCGTTAGGATTGCTGTACATCTCTTCTATTTTTGATTCGGCCTCATCCTTAGTCATACCAAAAGTGCCCTTGGCCTCTGGCTTAAAAGAATCTTCCATAAGCCCTTTACCGACTTTATTTAGAAGCTTAATTACCTGGACATTCTTAGAAAGCCCAGATTCTTTCATAGCTTCAATCTCTTCTGCGGTTGCGAACTGTTTAAGGGCGTTTTTAGCGATGTCTAATTCTTTATCATAGCCATTGCCCCATTCCTTTTTAAGCCCTTGTATTTGTTCGGCTAATTTTTCGTTTTGCTGATTGGAAACTTTTTCCTGCATTTTACCACTGAACTCGCTATACCAATCGAAAAGCTTTTGTGCTTGCTTTGGAAGAAGACCAGCTTCATGCGCCTTTTGCTTAAATTCATTTACAACTTCTTCATCTGCTTCTTCTGGAACATTCAAAGAGTATTTTTCAACATCCTCTGGACGTCCTATCTGATTATAAAAGGAGTTCCAATCCTCGTCCGTAGCGTCTTTTCCAGGGAGGGCGACTTTGTTTCTTCCAAAGGCCTTCTTGGTGTGGACGTACGATTTCATCAAATTTGCATAATCAATTTTATTATCATCAGTGATGAAAGGTTCAATAGAAGCGCTAGAAGCAATGTCAGGCTCCACGCCTTCAGGAAATTCCACACCTTCAGGAATCTTTGGTCCTTCAGGAGCTGGGTCAGGATTTTGGTTATTTTGTTCAGGTTCTTGGGTAGCGATATCGGGCGTTTCATCAGTTGGCACCTTTAGTCTCCTTGCTATATTTTTGATATTCAGATAATAATTGTCTTCTATCGTAGGATAATTGAGTGATTATATAATTAATAACGTTTCTTTCCCCTTCTCTAAAAATAGCATCATATTTATCTCCAGTATAACTGGGGCTAAATACATGGTGCTTCTCCATAAGGTCAAATAAGATATCCTTCCCTTCTTTAGTGTTAAATACTTGCTGATATTTAGACACTAAGTCCACTTTCTTTTTAAAAACTTTTTTCATTATTCCCCCTGAATTAACGGCGCTGTTTTTTGAATTGTCTCCGCTGTGGCCATTTGCTGTTGCATTTCTTGTTGTTGTTGTTGCTGTCTGGCCCTTTGTTGTCTGATATCAGCTTTCTCATCTTCTGACCTAAAAATATCTTGTGGAACATTAAAAATGTTAGAAAAATATTTTAATATTTCATCCGGGTTAACGTTGTCCATTACTGAAGGGTCAAATTCAGCTAATGGAGCCATTAGTGCCATAACTCTGTTTAAATTTTCAGCTTCGCTAGACCTTTGCGCTCTAGCTATCATAGAACTATACTGAACTTCCAATTTTCTATCCGATAACTCCGGCGGAATATCAGGAGGTAACTCTCCTTTTCTAAGCATTATTGCAAAAACTCTATCTACTAAAGGTTTAAGTAGTTCAAAATGCTGTCTACCAAGAATAGGTCCCAAAAGCCTCAACTTTTCCTCTGTCCTTTGTAAAACCTCTGTAGCAGTCATTCTATCGCCGTCTTCAAGCTTTAATTGGTCTAAATAAAACGCTTGGTTAACTTTATTTATCACGAGTTCGATTAACTGATGCCCTAGTCTAGGATCAGCGCCCGTGTATAGCGGTTCTGTTCTGTCTTTAGTTCCGGCTCTATAATAATTAAGTCCTCCAGGTGTAAATTCCGGTGGAAACATATTCTCATCGGGAACGTTCAAAGGAGGTCTTACTGCTAACTGTCCAGCTTCAATAGTCGTCTTCATCATTTGATTAAGCATCTTTACTTCAGGAAGAACCTTCATTGCTGGGCTTCTTCCATAAGTTTCACCAGAGAACTTAGACCATCTAGGAACTACCAAAGGGAATTCGTTGTACCCTGATTCTTTCAGCATTAAAGCTTCTTGCTTCCACACCCAAAAAGAGCCAAAGGGCTTATTAGTTTGATTTAATTTAAAAGGGTCATACTTCTTTCTTGGTCTAATAATATGAATGATATCATATTCAGTTTCTAAATTATCTTGAAGCGTTCTCTTTTGCTGGTCGCTAAAAACATTGTTATCAAATTCTTCTAAAATCTGCCTTCCTTTGTAGACAAGCTCTCTATGAACTTCTTCTACAACTCCAGAGCGACTTTCTGCTATATACATCTCATATATAGGTCTAGCATGGAATCGAACAATTAAATCATCATCTTCTTCGATCATCATTGCCCCTGTTCCAAAAGAGCCTTGATCTAAATAAACTTCATGAATTTCTGTTTGAAAATTTGAATTGTTAAGAACTTGATGCATCCTTCTTACGGCCTTTTGAAGCCAAAGTCTGACTCTATGTATATCATCTATTGCAGGGATTCCAGAGGAAAGCTCAAAAAATTGAACTGAAGGGTTCGTAAGCATCCCATGTAGAGCTGAAGCGAGAAGTTCATTTGCCATTACTCCAGAGGAATCGTACAGGTGCCTATATTTATTATCACCTTTAACTCTTCCACTTCGCATATATACATCTTTCTTCACTGGCAAGAAATTTTCTGCGATGTCTTCCCAATGTGAATCCCAATTGTATCGACTCGATTTAAGCTTATCATGCCTAAGAAGCAAGTCTTTTACTCTTTTGTCTTCAGCCATGTATTATCCTAAAATATCATCTGTTAAAATGGTCTGGCTTCTGCCTGGTTGCCTTCTTCTTCTTGAAATTTCTTCTTCTCTAGCGGTAAAAATGCTGGTCAGCTTGTCAATTTCTTCTTGGGTTACATCTGTTAAAAGTGTAGGCCCCTCTTCTCTAGCAAAAGATCTTCCTGGAGCTTGAGAAGTCCCCTCTTGTAATTGTCCTTTTTGTGCCATGTGAATACTTCCAACGTCTCTTGACACTATTGAAGGTACAAAATCTTGAATACTTTCCCCAGAAGTCAACCTATTTCCGGCCATTCGAAATTGATTAAACTCCGACCGTAAAACTCCTGATTTTTGTGGTGTACTAGCTCTAGATCCGCTCATATATTAAACCTCGAATATATCATAATCTACTTTGGCTTTTTTTGGCAAATTTTTTCTGTCCATATTATAAAAGTCCGATTTCCGCGTATCAAGAGCCGAATATCCAAAAGCATCGGCCGCATGACAAGTCCAATCATGCTTTGGCTTTGGGTTGAATATCTGCCTCTTTCCGTCCCACTCCCTCTGATAAGCCTTAAGCGCCTCTATCCCCTTATAACACTTCTTCTCGTCTATGTAACAAGAACTAAGCATCATCCTAGAGGCCTGTATCCTATCATCTACTTTCTGTCTTGGTTGGATTTCGGTTCTGATTCCAAGCTTTCTAAGCGTGTCTTGCCTAGTCTCCCCACTAGACAGATCTCTGGCCGCCCCATCGTGTGGTAAGATGTGTCTTCCGTAGACATAATCTTTCGCCAAAACTTCTTTAGCATAATACCTAAGACCTTCACCGCTTGCCTCCAAGTAATCTATATATCTCCAAACTCCTGCAACATTTTGCCTGAACCATATAGCTGTACTATCCCCGATCCCAAGATCCCAGAACGTATCAACAGGGAATCGCGGATCGTAAGGAACATCAGTAATCCTTTTCTCTATATGCATCTTATGCATTTCTTTCTTATAATATGCTCCGACTAAAGCGGCTTCAAAAGAACATTCATACTCTTGAGAATATTCAGATTCGTTCATATCTGCTTTAAGAAGTTCAAGCTCCTCATCTGGTATGATTCCAGTTTCAGAGGCCCTATAAACGGCGGCATACCAGGAGGGGTTTTTAACCGCTTTCTCATATTGGTCATAAAAATGATTCTTTCCTTTTGGGGTCCCGATAAATATGGCCCAACCTTTACGGTCAGAGAGCGTTGGCCGTATTACCTCGCCCCAAACCGTTGGGTCACATTCCCCATATTCGTCAATAACGGCCCCATCTAAGTAAATCCCTCTTAACGAATGGGGGTTTTCAGCGCCTAGAAGCATAAATTTAATGTTCCTACCGTCTGGCAGCTCCAGGGTGATGGTGAGTTTTTGCTTGTTGATCTTCCTTCCAGGGATGCTTTCTGTGTACTCTAAAATATATTCCCAGACAATCATTTCCGCTTGTCGATATGTAGGAGCTATATAGGCGTATTGTGGTCTTTTGAGCTTGTTTCTAAGAGCCTTGTCTAGCATTTCATTGACCGCGAATATCGTCTTACCGAATCGTCGATGACAAACAAGAACATTGAACCTCTTAAGCGCCCTATGAAGAACATCTTGAAGTGGTCTTGGTTCATACCCTGTAGAAATTTCTTTTGTTTTTGCCACTAATTCATTCTTTTTTAGAATCTATAGTAACTTTCTTCTTTTTCTTAGAAGAACCTTTCTCTTTAAGTTTAGTATGAAGCTCATCATTCGTTTTTGCAAGATTTTCAACAGTTCTTTCGGCCTTTGACAAACTTTCAATAGCTAAATTTCTCTCTTTCGTAAGCGATTTAACCAATTTTTCAAGCTCCTCAATCTTCTTCAACGCATCCTTAAGAGGGTCTTTCTTAGGCTCCACGCCTATTTGAACAAATTGTCCGTCCTCATTTAAAATGCGCTCTCTAATCATGTTCTTTACCATTTCTTACCCCTGTGCTTATAACTATATTAACCGGCTGATCCGAGTCACCGCTAACCTTGGTCCTATTACCATAGGTATTTGGATCGTTGACAGCGGCAAGGTATTTCAGCCTCTCATAAACGTGTTTTTTAACCTGCAGCTCCTGGCCGCTTATATCCCCCTCTTCTTCCTTAATACTTTTTGTATCCTCCAACATCTCATCGTGGAGCGTTTCTGCCCTAGCTTGTCGCCCCAGGGATATCGCCCTATCTAATTCTTCATACTCTTTTCTCCATCTATAGACAGTGTATAAAGGAGGGAGCTTCTTCCCATCGCAAATTTTAGATAGCTTACCTTCCGGCTTTGACAATTCTTTGAATATAATTTCACATATTGCAGGGTGGTAAGTCCACCGGCTGTTTTTAGAAAATTCAGGAATAAAAACTCCGCCAGGGGTTATTGCTGAGCCTTCCTCCGCTGCCACTACTTCTCCAGTGAGGGAGTCAATACCAAGGAGCTTCCCTTCGGTGTCGTATTCGTAAACAATTTCAGATACTTTCTTAGGCAAGTTTTCTTCCATAATATGACTCTAGCAAACAGTCCTATATTAGGTCAATAAAAAACGCCCCTTCCGTGGGGCGCTTAGGATGATTAATGTGTGGGAGGAGAAACCACAAGTATAGTTTATCTAGTTTTAAACCTTGAGTCTAGTAAATGAATCTTGTTTATAGTATCGAGGATTTTGGTTGCGGTGCGTGAATCCGACCCCTCACTCTATAAAGGACGCGCGCAGGGGGTTCCACCACCCCCGATCCGCGAATCTCCGAACCACGAACCCCCACCCATCAATCACGACCATCGGACAACGATGCTGATAAATTTCATCTATCGCCCGCACGCTCACATATATAATGATACAAGCTTGCTATGTAAATGTTACACGGTTCTCGGATAGCGGTTGTGACACAGCGCTCATAGCTGTATAATACACCCTGACCGAACAAAGGAGAACATATGGATACAAAAGATCGAAACTTGCTACTGACAACTATGCTCTATGCACCGCGACTTAAAAAAGTCATGCGAAAGCAAAAAATAAAGGACATAACTATAGCGCTGTCATTAGTGCTGACTGTCTCTCTCTTTTTGCTCTACTCGATCATTATTTATGCGGACTCTGCGTCAAAATTCACGAATCAATAACCTCGAATCTCGGATAGCGGTGCGTTAATTACGATTGACGCACCGAGAATCTTACACTTACGCTCCGCGAAAAATTGATGGCGATTTTGTTGGACTGTGCGTCGAAAAATTGGAATTGACGCACTGTTCTTGCCTGTTCAATAGAATTTGTTTTGAATGTGCTGTGTACTGCTGTGTACCCGAAAGCGTTTGTGCAGTGCAATTTGTGCAGTGGGAGTGGTGCCTTTTTATGCTTGTTTTGAATTAACGCGGTCAGTAGAATAGTTGTGTTTATCGACGTTTCGGCGATTCCAGGGTTGTGGATCGCGATTGGTGGGGCGTGGACAGAGCGGGTAACAGCAGTACACAGCTAGAACGCATTTTCCAAAACTTTTTGAAATTTTACTTTTTTGTAACTTTATTTTTTTACCAAAAAAAGTGGTATTTTAAAAAGTTAGTGTATTAGTTGTGCTGTTACCCACGCACCGCGCATCAAGATTCCCGAACAATTTAAAGCACTTACCTGGTACACAGCAGTACACAGCAGTACACAGCACACGCTAAACAAGATATATTGTCTTACATCTCCTTGGAAAAAGGACTAGAGTTATTACCTCCTGTAATTTTTACAACCCGCTTGTGTTTGACACATTGTGACATTATACTATGTGTTAAATGGAAACGAAAAAAAGGAGGAAAAAATGGAGAGTGAAAAAGAAATCTACATTGTTTTGCAGATGACTGCACTGATCAACAATTACGACGGCACGAGAACAAAATATGTACTTTTTGAAATGTACGAAAATTTTGATGTGGCTTTTGAGGAGACGAGACGACTCAACGTTAACATTAATGATGAGAGTTTTGAATATGAGTGCCTAACGCTTGATGATATACGTGAGCGCATATTAAAGGAGATTGAAAATCTAGCTAGCGGAAGTAGCTTTTCATCTAATGAAGAAATAATCGATGAAATTAAAGAAATCCTTGAAATGTTTGGGGAAATTGAAGAACAAGTTACAGAAAAACTTGCTTAAAGGAGGATGAAAAAAATGAAATTAAAAGAAGCGACAAGTT